GAGCAGCACTACGAGACTGATACGACCATCCTGGCGCTTGCCGGCGAGAAGGCAAAAGTGGCCCAACGCTACGGCGTGAACCAGGTGACTGATGCGCTTCTGGAAAAAGAACTGACCCTCAGCGTTCACGTCGGAATGGGCGCGACCGATCCCACCCAGAAGTTACAGCGGTTCGTGTATGCGGTGATGAACTTTGCCCAGATTGCCCGCAGTCAGCCGCCTGGGTTGGACTTGAAGGAGATCGCGAAGGAAATGTTCGGGCTCACCGGCTATCAGGATGGCAGCAGATTCATGATCGAAGGCGTGGACCCCGAGGTCGCGAAACTCATGCAGGAAAATCAGGCGCTGAAGAAACAGATGCAGATGGTGGGCGTGAAGCTAGCCAACAAGGAAGGCGCCAACATCGTCAAGCTGGAGACCTCGCGGGATACGAACGAGAAACGACTTCAGGCCGTGCGCGAGCAGAACGCAACCAAGATCGCCACAGAAACAATGCGCCACGGGCAGGCCAGCCGCGAGAAGTTGGCTGAGCACATCATGAGCCTTGAGCAAACCACGCATGCCAGCAGCCTGGAAAAGGAGCTGGCGAGGCTACGCCCGCAAGGGCAGCAGGGTGATTGATCTTGCCGACCCGCGTGTGGAGTGGGCGACATTCGGCAGGATGGTCGAGGATTTTATCAAAGGACCGATTGGCGGCTACCTCGTCAAGAAAGCCGAAGCGCAATGCAACGAGGCGGTCGAGAAGTTGAAAGTCGCCCCTGCGAATGAGCCCGAGACGATTCGGGCACTGCAAACCCAGATCCAGGTCGCTGACTCCATCCTGCGATGGCTCGGTGAAGCAATTCACGAGGGCGAGATGGCCCTCGAACACCTAAAGGAAGATCAAGATGGCTGATGAAAACAAGACCGCGGCCGATATCGAAGTTGAAAACATCAAGAAGGCGCGCGAGGCGAACCAACAGGGAAACCGCTCCAGGATAGACCGCCTCGCCGAGATCGCCGACAACAACGAGAAGATGCGCGCCGGGGAGATGGCTGAAACCCCGGACGGTAATCTGCAGGCGAGCGACTCGGACGAGGACAAGAAGGAAGCCGCTGCGGAGGCGGAGTCGCTGGAGGCCGAGCGGGCACTCGCGGAGCTGCAGGCTAAGGCCCTGCAGGAGGAAGGCGCCGAACCGACGACACAGGAGGTCAAGGTCGAGGAGGAGGAAGAAGACAAGCCGGAACAGAAGGCCGAATCCGGTGATACCAAGGTCGTCAACGGTGAGACCTACTACCTAACAGTGGTCAATGGCACTGAGAAGTGGTTGACGTTGAGTCAACTTCGCACAGCCGCTCAGAAAGTAGAAAGTGCCGATCAGTACTTGGCAGCAGCGGCAGAGTCTGTTAGGAATGCTGCACGGCTGGATCTATCCCGTAAACCGGACGAACCCAGCAAGGTTGATGACGTCGACCTGGAGAAAACCCTCAGCTCCGCAGTAATGGGGGACAAGGAAGCGATTAAGAAACTCGCATCTGTGTTCAGTGGTCTTCGTGAGGCCCGAGCAAAACCATCCGAGGTGACTCCGGACGTTTTGCAACAGATCGATGAGCGTTGGTCGTTTCGGCGCGCGGCAGAGTGGTTTGAAGATCAGTACCAAGACCTGTTGGCTGATCCGGTTCTGAAAAAGCTGGTGTACGACAAAGACGCGGAGTTGGCGAAAGACTCCCCGACGATGCCCTACAAGAAGCGGTTGAAAGCCGCTGGCGATGAAATTCGCGACTGGCTAAAAAAGAGAACCGGAACAACGGAGGCGAAGGTGGCTGTGTCCGATACCAAGGCCGAGCGTAAGAAAACGCTCGTCAACGTGCCCAGCGCTGCTGCAAGGCAGACGCCGCCCGCAGACGAGGAAGCCGAGGAGTCCGTGGAGGACGTCATCCAACAGATGGCGAAGGCTCGCGGACAAGCCCGTGCAATGGTGCACAGGCCAACGCATCGCGCCTGAGTCACGCCTATACCGATAAGTAATGCGTGACTCATCGAGGAGTCACGTTATGGCAGGTCAGGTCTGGGCGGTTAACTCACTGGGAGGATATTTCTACTCCCGCCAGCTTTCCAACGTACTGCGCATGAATGTGCAGCCGTTGACAAAGTTCAGGCAATTCGCCGATGTGCACGATGTTAGTCAGCAGGGTAAAAAGAAGGGCGACACCTTCACCTGGGACGTCGTGTCGGACGTCAGCACCGCAGGTACCGTGTTGGTCGAAACAAACACGATGCCTGAGACGAATTTCACGATCACCCAAGGCACCTTGACCATCACCGAGGCCGGTAACTCCGTCCCGTACTCGGGCAAGCTGGACAACCTGTCCAAGTTCCCGGTCGAGGAGATCATCAAGAAGGCTCTAAAGAACGACACGGTCAAGGCCATCGACCGCCTGGCCTGGGGTCAGTTCAACCAGACGCTATTGAGGGTCATCCCAGTGGGGGGCAACTCCGCGAACGCGGTGACGCTCTACACGAACGGAACCGTGACCGGTACCAATTCGGTGGCTTACAACAACAGCCACGCGAAGGCGATTACGGATGTCATGAAGGAGCGCAACATCCCGGCCTACATCGCGGACGACTACTACAGTCTCGCGTGGCCGACGACGCTGCGGACGTTCAAGAACTCTCTCGAAACCATCCACCAGTACTCTGACACTGGTTTCGCGTTGATCATGAACGGAGAAATTGGCAGGTACGAAAATACCCGCTACATTGAGCAAACCAACATCGCGAAGGGGTTGGGAACGGATGGTGTTACAACCATTCCGTGGGTCAACGGCCTCAGCGATTGGATCTTCTTTTTTGGAAATGACACCGTGGCAGAAGCGGTGGCGATCCCGGAAGAGATGCGCGGCAAGATCCCGACTGACTTCGGTCGGTCCAAAGGTATCGCCTGGTATTACTTGGGCGGCTTTGGTCTCGTGCACACCACGGTGATGAACACCCGCATCGTCAAGTGGGATTCGGCGGCGTAACTGGAGGTGAGGTCCATGGTCACGAGTAAGTTCCGATGATCACCACGCTCCTGGCGGTTTTCATTGTCCTGTGCATCGTGGGCCTGATCCTCTGGGGAATCCAACAGATTCCCGGGGTGCCACCGTTTGTGAAAATTGTGGTGTACGTGATTGTGGGCGTGATTCTTCTGGTGTGGCTCTTGGAGTACGTGCAGGGCGGCACTCATGGCGGCATATTGAGGTGACCGATGTCCGTTATTGCAGTCTGCACACTCGATTCGGTGTTTGATAACGGGGTCGCCTACCTGAGAGTTTCAGGTATGTCCGTTGATGCGACGGTCGATTTCACGGGCAATGAGAACGGCACGATTGCGCTGCTGCCAAACTGGAATTCGGCAACCATCAATGCCGATATTCAAGCTGCCGTGGCCACCCGTCTGCAGTCGGCTCCGTACAGCATGACGTTTGGCGTTGGGGACACCGTGTTGCTGCTGCCGGCTTGATGCAGCGGCAAGGTAGGGGACTGTGACACCCCAGCAGGTAGAGGCGATATACAAGTTGAATCTGGCGTTGGGGCATAGCGCGGCTCTGCGTGCGGTCTTTACTCAGGGGTACATCGCCGGAGCTGCGATCACTCCCAGTGCGGACGCACCGGATATCACGCCGAGCCTTGCGAATCCAACGCAGATTGTAAAGTTTCATCGTGATGCGACGATTTTGTGATTTGGATGTCATCCAAACGCCCGCTGGGATCGGCGTGCCCCGATGCAGCATGAATGGGCCAATAACGCTCGGGACGCGGGCAAAGATGACTGGAGTTTGAAATGTCACTGAAAAGTATGGCCTATGACCAGCCGTCGTATACGGCTCGCACGTCAACGTTTACCACCATCATGACGGCCGGCAGCGGTGGCGTATCGGCCAAGTTTGTGGCCTTCGCCAACCTGCTGCTGTTCTCTCTCAATACCTACACGACCGTCGTGGGCAGTTCGACCTACACGACCGGTCTGACGGGCGGTCCCCCGGGTGTGGGCACGGCGGGCCCTGCGATCCAGGCGACGCAGTTGTCGCTGATTCGTATCACGAACACGGCCTCGGCGGGGGCGACGGTAGGACTGTCGACCACCACGATTGGCCCCTTCACGGTGGCGGGCTCGTTCCTCGGTGCCGGCGGCACGGCGACCAACCAGGTGGGCGGCTTTAATAGCTTCCCGATCAATACGAACACCGGAACCGCAGGCTTCGGTGGATACCAGATCAACCAGGGCGATCAGATCTATGTCGTAAATGGCACGGATGGTTCGGCCGTCGAGTTGATCACCATCGACTATCAGCTACAGCCCGGTACGGCTGTTACGGCGTAAGGAGTCATCATGGCTAAAGTTGGAAGCGGAAAAGACATCAAAGGCAAGTACGCCAGCACCCAGGCTGTCAGGGACGGCATGTCGACCGCCCCCATCGGTGGGGACGCTCCTGATGAGCAGGACGTCATCGAGTCGGCGAATAAGCGAGGCTCGAAGCGACACGAGATGAAGGGCGACATGGTGCCCGATGTCAACGTGCTGCCTACGGTGGAGGGCCCTGTACTGGATAAGGCCGGCATCAAGGATGAGGGCTATATCACCAAGAAGGGCCTGACGGATGGCGTCAATGTTTTCTACAACTCGCTACCGCCAGGTATGGATATCGAGGATCAGGAGACGGCTGACATCCGCAAGATGTCGATGAAGACCGTGACCGCGCTGGGGTATCCCGGGGATGGTTGGTCGACGGACTGATCGTTCGGTTATGACTGCATCACGCACGAAGCCCCGTTCGCGGGGCTTTTTGCTATCAGGAGTATGAAATGAGCCGCATCTGTCAGGAAAAGTTTCAGGTTGAGTATCCGCTGAATCATAACGACGAGGAATGCTGTTGGGTGTCGGACAAGTCAGCCCGAACCAAGAAAGGCACTCCGGGTCGCGAGGGTCGTTCCGGTGGGGACTGGCCGAGTAAAACCATGGACAACGCGGTGTTTTTCAACACGCTGCCACCGGGCATGGATATGGAGGATCAGGAGGTCTCTGACCAGCGCGTGATGCCGCTCAGCATGGGCGGGGAGACTGATGTGTCCCATGACTGGAATCAGACTGCCGTGCGGGAAGGCTGGTCGCCACGCGCGATGCGTCCGACGGATGACCTTTGGACTAGAGAACACAATGATGCTTTTTATGACGAAATGATTGTAGACGGTGTTACGGGCTACGTTGAAAGAAATAACATGTTGGATAGGCAATGACTACTACGAATTGCCAGCGCCCGCGATGCGAGAGGCCTCATCTTGCCAGAGGTCTGTGCAGTCTTCACTGGCAGGAAGAGAAACGTAGGAAGTCTGCCCCGCAGAAGCTCCGTTCCGATCTTCTAGATAGCGAATATGTCCCGCACGATTTCTATTTGAAAAACGAGTCGTTGATATGACCGTCCCCGTGATCGCCAATCAGGTCTTTGTAGCCTGCATTCTGATCGACCCGACAAACGACACCCCGTACCGGGTCGGTAATGCTGATACCGCATCGGTCCTGCCCATTCCAAACTACACCTGTCCTGTTGGATGCACGCTGATCAACCCCGTCACCGGAATTCCGTACCACTGACATGACCGTCTCTGCTGTCATTGCCAACTCGGCCGCCCCGCTGGGAATCGTGCTCATCGATCCTGCCACGGGGTTGCCCTACGTGGCCACCGGCGGCGGCGGAGTTGCGATCTCGGCGGCGGGCAGCAGTCTCAGTACCGGAACGCTGGTCTTCAGTAACAGCAACGGCGTCACCTTCGGAATCGCCAACGGTGTACTGACCGCGACCGTCACTCCAGGGGCTGCGGCGGGCATCGCCGCCGTTCAGCTCCCGAACACGACCTACACCTCGGGCACGGTCAATTTCATCAACTCGAACGGGTTGAGCTTTGGCAGCACGACCGGTGGTGGGGTGACCGGCTCCTATAGTGTCCCCGGCGCCACGGTGTTCTCCAACAGCAATAACGTCAGTTTCGGTCTCGCCGGTAGCACAGTCACCGCGACGGCGACATTGCCCATAGGCCTCGCGGGCGGCGCTGCCGGGACGCAGACGCAAACCAGCGGCACGCTCGTGTTCGTCAATTCCAACGGACTGTCGTTTGGGATGTCGAATTCGAGTCAGGTGACGGGCTCGTACTCGGTGCCGGCGGCGACGGTCTTCAGTAACTCCAACAACGTCTCCTTTGGCTTAGCCGGTAGTACGGTCACTGCTACGGCGACCTTTGCCGGCGGCGGCGCGGCGATCTCGGCGGCCGGTTCGAGTCAGAATGTGGGGACTATCGTATTCTCCAACTCGAACGGCGTCTCCTTCGGGATGGCGGGGAGCACGATTACCGCGACCGTCACCCCGGGGGCGGCGGCCGGCGTTGCAGCGGCGGCGGCGGGCACCCAGACCCAGACCTCCGGCACGCTGGTCTTCTCGAACTCCAATGGCGTCAGCTTTGGTCTATCGGGCTCCTCGCAACTGACGGCTTCGGTCGCGGCCCAAAGCAATCAATCGCTCGGCATTTACGCCTCCAGCCAGACCACCGGGCAGTCCAGTTCGAGCACCTTTGACGCGCGCTCGCTCTCGGTGGTCTTTGCCGGGGTGATGTCAGGAGGGATGTCGGGCGGCTCGCTACTGATCTCAGCGCCTGGAACGACGGGGCTGACACAACTGTCGGTTGGGATGTCCACCGGCGGAAATACCTTGGGAACTACAGGACTGGCCAGTGCGCAACTGGTGCTGGTGGGAACCAACAACATCACTCTCTCGGGCAGTACCAACGCCGGCTCGATGACGATCAGCATCTCCGGGGGTGCTGGGGCGGGTGGCGCGGCGATCTCCGCCGCCGGCTCAAGCCAGAGCGCCGGCACGGTGGTGTTCTCGAATTCCAATGGTGTTTCCTTCGGCATGAACGGGTCGACGGTGACCGGTTCGGTGCTCGCCCAGACCAACCAGAGTATCGGCTATTACGCGGTGGGCAACACCACCCAGAACAGCTCGACCACGCTCGATGCACGCACCGTGAGCCTTGACGGCTTGGGCGCTCTCACGGTCGGCTTCAGTAACGGCTCGGTGCAACTGTCTGCGCCCGCGACGTCGAGTTTGTCCGGCACCGGGCAGGTGAGCATTGCGGTGAACGGCTCGACTATCTCGATTGGCGCGCCAAACTACGGCACCTTGTCGTATTGGGATAACGGCATTATCCAGGGCGCAGCGGCAGTGACCCAGAACGGAATCGGAAGCGTGGTGTTACAGCCGATTTCGATGGGCGCCAATCTTTCAATGTCCGCGGTCAGGCAATTTATTCAGGGGAGCTTCTCGACTCTTCTGAATTCCAGTTTTGCTAACACGATATCCATTCAGGCCGGACTGTACACACTCAGTGGTTCGACGCTATCGCTGGCCTCCTCCGGATCACAGAGTTTCTCGTTCAGCAATACCTCAAACAACAACTTGAGCGTGTTGACAGGCATAAAAGGACTGACCAGCCCGCTGAATGCCTTCCTGACACCTGGAAATTATTGGATCGGACTGTGGTCCAGCACGACCTTCGGGGGGAACAACTGGGCCACTGTCTCCAACGTGGTGGCATCCGAGGGCCCGCTCACCTACAACGGCCTCATGGGCGCGAATACGGCGGCGACGAATCAGGTTGTGTTGGGAGGCGGCGTGTGGAGTGCGACATCGGCGAATCTGCCGGTCTCCATCGGTTTGTCGCAGATCACCGGTTCTGTTGGAAATATCGCTCCGTTCGTCAATCTGTACAACGCCAGCGCATAACGAATGAGCACTCCGGCGATCTATGTGGGAGGGGGACACGTGCTCTCCTCCGGCGCCGGGCTGTTCGCGTCAGGAGGAAGCGGAGTATTCGCGCCTAATTACTCCTCGGTGTCCGGCGGCACCATGACGCCTATCTTCGACCGGCAATGGAATACCACGGATTCGAGTTTAGGGACGCTGCCTCCGGCTGGACTTACCGGCACGGATCAGTACGGCATGACGTGGTCGCCGCAGTCCGCGCCGGGCTTTACCAGCGGAGTAGCTCCGTTGATCGCAACGCCGTCCAGTCTGACCAGCACCATTGGCGCCACGATCCCGAGCCTGCCGGATGGCAACTCGACCTGCCTGGCTGTGTTTTATCCCTCGACCTATCCGGCAGCATACGTCCCCTTCGTCATTTCAACCGGCCCGAGCGGCGGCTTGTGCAAGCGCCTATACATTGCTTGTTGGGCGCTCATGCCGTCGAACTTCTTGAGTAACGGTAACAACATCAAGTGGGTTCAGTTCCAGAGCATGGGTTCGCCAGCCAACTCAAACCATATTGCGATGTTCAACAGTTTCAACAACACGAGCGACGGTCGTGCCTCATGGATGGTGACACAGGGTGGCGGCGGCACAAACTCGTATGGTGGTCAGGGCAGCAACGCGTCCGGGGCCATTAACGCTCTTGCCGAGCCCCCGCCCATCTTAAGCGGGCCAGGGTGGTGGTCCAACTACTACGGTGTATGGGTCTGCTGTGAGTGGTATCTGCAGACCGAGAGCAACC